TAACGATAAGTTCGAGGAATTATATACAAAATATGAAAATAGTTCCAAGATTCGTAAAAAGAAAATTTCGGCAATTGAGCTATTCTCTTCGTTTATGCAAGAACGTAAAGATACTGGTCGAATTTATTTGATGAACGTGGACCATGCTAATAGTCATGGTTCTTTTATCCCAGAGTTGGCTCCAATCCATCAAAGTAATCTCTGCACGGAAGTAAATCTTCCCACCAAACCTTTAAACAATATTAATGATCCGGATGGAGAAATCGCACTATGTATTCTTTCGGCAATTAATTGGGGACTGGTCAATAAACCAGAAGATTTTGAGAAAGTATGTACACTGGCAGTTCGAGCTTTGGATGCCTTGATTGACTATCAAGATTATCCGGTATATGCCGCTGAATATTCAACAAAATCACGTCGTCCTATTGGAGTTGGTATTATTAACTTCGCATATTGGATGGCCAAGAATGATTTGAATTATCAAGATATTGATGAAGCTGGTCTTCAATTGATTCATGAATATGCAGAGGCTTGGTCTTATTATTTGATTAAAGCATCAGTGGATTTGGCAAAAGAAAGTAATAAAATTTCCAAGCTAAACGAAACAAAATATTCACAAGGTATTGTTCCAATTGATACGTATAAAAAAGAGCTTGATGAAATAGTCAAACCCGTTTATAATATGGATTGGAATGGGTTAAGAACAGAGCTTAAAGAACACGGAATTAAGAACTCAACACTTATGGCGCTGATGCCTTCCGAAACTTCTTCTCAGATTGCCAACGCCACAAATGGTATTGAACCGCCTCGTTCTTTGGTTTCTGTTAAACAAAGTAAAGATGGTATTCTTAAGCAGGTTGTTCCTCAGGTTCGTAAATTGAAGAACAAATATGATCTGTTATGGGATCAGAAATCGCCAGTTGGATATTTGAAAATTGTTTCGGTATTGCAGAAATTTATTGACCAAGGTATCTCGGTGAATACTTCGTATAATCCTAGGTTCTATGAAGAAGAAAAGATTTCAATGTCAGAAATGCTACAGCATATATTGATGTTTTATAAGTATGGAGGAAAGCAGTTATATTATTTCAATACCAATGACGGTGCCGGGGAAATGGAACTTCCGGAATTAAAACCCAGTGAAGTAGACGATGAAGATTGTGAAAGTTGTAAAATTTAAGGATAATAAATGAAAGTATTTGATTCAACAAATAAAAAAGATCATATGCAGGCAAGGGCGTTTTTTGATGACGCCCCGACCATTGCTAGATACGATAAAGTCAAATATCCATTTTTGGAGAAGTTGACGGATAAACAACTTGGTTTCTTTTGGCGACCAGAAGAAGTTGATATCTATAATGATGCCAAAGATTTTAAGTCTTTAACCGAGCATGAACAACATATTTTTACCAGTAACCTAAAACGACAAATTCTTTTGGATTCGGTTCAAGGCCGAGCACCAACCGCGGCCTTTGGTACTATTTGTTCTTTACCAGAACTAGAAAACTGGATTACAACTTGGACGTTCAGCGAGACTATTCACTCAAGATCGTATACGCATATCATTCGTAATATATATTCAAACCCGTCAATCGTTTTTGATGATATTATGGATATTCAAGAGATTATTGATTGTGCTGACGATATCAGTGAATACTATGACCAACTTATCAAAATGAATAATTTCTATTCAGATAAAGATTATCCAGAACATGAATTGTTCGAACACAAGAAACTTTTGTGGTTAACATTAATGTCTGTTAATATTTTGGAGGGTGTTCGTTTTTATGTTTCGTTTGCTTGTAGTTGGGCCTTTGCCGAGCTTAAGAAAATGGAAGGTAATGCCAAGATTATTAAGTTAATTGCCCGTGACGAAAATTTACACTTGGCCGGAACTCAACAACTTCTCAAAGTTCTTAGAAAGGACGATCCCACTTTTGCCAAAATTGCGGAAGGTACAGAACAAGAATGCGTATACCTTTTCGAGCAAGCGGTTGAGCAAGAAAAACAATGGGCTAAATATTTGTTTAAAGATGGTTCGATGATTGGTCTGAACGAGAAAGTTCTTTCGGACTATATAGAATGGATCGCTAATAAACGAATGACTGCGGTTGGTCTACCCACGAAATATAAAGGCGGATCAAATCCTTTACCATGGACACAAAAATGGATTAGTGGTTCAGATGTTCAGGTCGCGCCTCAAGAAACGGAAATAACTTCTTACGTTATCGGAGGTGTCAAAAAAGACGTAACAACTGATTCTTTTAAAGGATTTAGTCTATGAGTAATTTAACGGATAATATGATAACATGTCAAGAATGTGAAGCTGAGTTTACGATTGAGCATGATAATATTGACGCACCAACATTTTGTCCTTTTTGTGCTTCGTTACTGAGAGTCGATGAAGATGATATTGATGAAGAAGATTGGGATGAGTAAGTAACTAAATATTGGAAATGACATTATGCGGAGTTTCCAATGTGGTTATACGAAGAAAAAGAAATAGACGAATCTTTAGTTGATGAATATCTGGGATTCGTCTATCTAATTACCAATTTAACTGATGGCCGAAAGTATATTGGTAAGAAATTATTTAAAGGCATAAGATCCAAAAAAGTAAAAGGTAAGACTCGAAAGAAAAGAGTCACGGTCGAAACGGACTGGAAAGATAACTGGGGTTCTAACGAACAACTCAAAGAAGATGTTAAAGAACTCGGATCAGAAAATTTCAAAAGAGAAATATTAAGATTATGTTCATCAAAAGGTGAATGTAATTACTACGAAGCCAAGTACCAATTCCAATACGAAGTTCTGGAGAGTGACGAATGGTATAATGGTCATATATGGGTAAGGGTGCACCAAAAACATATAGGCATAAAAAAGGCTTGACTTCTATAATAAAATATAGTATAATATATTATAATTTGAAAGGAAAACTATGAATATTGTTTTATACACTAAGCAGAATTGTATGTTTTGTGAAAACGCCAAAAAGCTGTTGCAAAGTAAGAATTTGTCTTATTCCGAACAGGTTTTGGGTTCTGACTTTACCAGGGAATTAATTCTTGAACGGTATCCGGATGCATCAACATATCCCATTGTTGTAATTGATGGGTTTAACATTGGCGGATATAACGAATTGTTTATGAAACTAAATGAAGAATCTTACAAGCAAACGCATGAAAAACTATTGATGGAAGGATAATATAATGAATGTGAATCGTGATGCTTTGATTAATGACCTGCGCGCTAATGTGATTGAAGTTGGCTTTACTAAGGTCAACGGCGAAAAGCGAGTAATGCTCGCAACCCTTCGGGAAGATATGTTGCCCGAATCCTTCCGGAACTCAGAAGCTGAGAAGAAAGAAGAAAAAGATTTCCACCAAGAATATAAAGAATCAATCGCTTGTTGGGATGTTCAAAAAGGTGGTTGGCGCTCTTTCCGAGTTGATAGTGTGGAATATGTACAAGCCAAGGATGGCTATAATTAATGATTGGTTTCGAAGAAAACGAAATTTCCGAAAATGCCAATGGTGGCACGGAACTATCAAAACGCAAACTAGCTCATCTAATCCCGGATGAGCTATTGCACGAATTTCAAATTATCCCTTCTCGAGTCAGGGATTTAAGAGAAGATAAGATTCGACTTTATTGGCAGCACGATCTAGCAATGGATCCGGAAGTCAGTCACTTGGCCGATCCCAGTAGTCGAGATCAATTTCATAAATTCTGTTTTGTCTCCCATTGGCAATTAAACGATTTTGTGGATAAACTTAAATTCCCCCAAACTGAAAAATGTCAGGTAATTGAGAACCCGATTGATCCCCTGGAAGCTCATGTGAAGCCCAAGGGTGTGGTAAATCTGGTATATTTCTCAACGCCTCAACGTGGTCTGGATATTCTGGTTCCGGTGTTTGAAGAACTAGCCAAGAAACATGATAATATTCATTTGCACGTATTCTCTAGTTTTAAAATCTATGGTTGGGAAGATTCTGATAAAGCGTTTGAACCACTGTTTAATCGTATTAAGCAACATGGTCAAATGACGTATCACGGTGTGGTCCCCAATGATGTGTTGAGAGAAAAACTCAAAGAAATGCATATCTTGGCATATCCAAGTATCTGGCAAGAAACAAGCTGTCGGGTTTTGATGGAATCAATGTCAGCTGGACTTATGTGTGTTCACCCAAATCTGGCGGCCTTGCCCGAAACGTCAGGTGGATTGACTTCAATGTATCAGTACTTTGATGATCATAATAAACACGCTCATCTGTTTATGCAATACTTGGATCATGCTATTGGTCAGGTTCATAAAGAATCAGCATCAAACTATTTGGCCTTTGTGAAAACCTATGCGGATACTCGTTATAACGCAGAACGTATCGCAAGTCAGTGGGAAGGAATGCTTCTTGACTTGGAGGCACGATATCCCACCAAAGAATCTCGAGCATTTCCCAAAGATGAATTTGTATATAAAACCTAAGATATTATAAATACATACATTAGGGACCAAAAAATATAAGTAAAAATAAAGGGTTAAAGATATGCAGACTAACAATGTCGTACATTTTCCAAAACCCTACCAAGGCCCGTCTATAAATGGGAATACCAAAGAAAATATCGAAACCAATATCGAAATGATGAAACATTTCCATATACAAGAAACTATTTCGACGGTTATTCCCATTTTATTTGCACAGTTAGAAATATCAGGATTTCCCATTGACGAAGAAAATGATAAGTTTGACATCAAAGATAGTATTTTCATAGTGGAAACATTGAGAGCAATATTATGCAAATATTATGGTATCGACCATCCTATACAAAGGGTGATTGAAAACATCTTCGAGGGCGAAGTAGAATCTGGAATGTTGAAAATAACTAAAAATTTGAATATTGAATTTAAAAATACTGAAGAGGTATAATGTGATTATTGTTGATTTGAACCAAATTATTCTATCCAATCTTTTGGCTGACGGTAGCGTTAGTAAGGGACATAAGATTGACGAGAATATGGTTCGACATATGATACTGAACACAATCCGTTCTTTCAAAGTAAAGTTCGGTCAGGAATACGGTGAATTGATTATTGCCACCGATAACTCCAATTACTGGAGAAAGCAATATTTCCCATACTACAAAGCAAATCGTAAAAAGTCACAGGAACAGTCCAAAGTAGATTGGAGTCATGTTTACGAAGTTTTGAATAAAA